ATGAGCCAGAACATAGCAGACATGCCGGGGATTGAGGCCGCGATAGATCGGTTTAATGCGATGGATGGGACGAATGGAACCAATGCGACAAATGGAAGCAACGCAACTTCCGCCATTGCTAAGACTGATGCCACTGCGGACACGTCGGGCGAAGGCGCCCTCCGAGCACGCGAGGCGCGTGCGCTCCCCACGACTACGCGCGACCCGAGTCGGGTTTCCGATTCAAATAAGGCTGACGCGCAGCCTACTGTAAATAAGGAACCGCTTCCTCACGGGTGGCAGCGCCACTTGCCGAGCGGCTCTGATGATCAGGCTCAAAACTCCGTTTCACCAACAACCGACGCACGAGCGGCCACAGACACTAAACAGACTGTCACCGGGGCCGCTGACAATGGGAATCAACAGAGGGATGAGAAGGGACGGTTCCAGGCAGCCAACGAAGATGGAAGATCGAAGATTGAAGATGGAAAACAAACCAATAAGCCATCCTCCAGTCTCAATCCTCCATCATCGCAGTCCAGATACGCGAAAGCCCAGGAACGTCTGGAGAAGACGTGGGAAGGCGTGAACAAACGCAAGGGCGATCTGGACGCGCAGGCGCAGCAGCTCGAGCAGCAGCGCCAGACATTGGAGCGCGACCGGGCGCAGTTTGAGGCGGTTCGGCGCCAGGCCGAGCAGCCCCAGGCCACGCCCGAGCAGGCGGTGCAAGCTGCACAGGCCCGCAGGCGCGATGCCGATGCCCTGCGTATGCAGGCCAAACGGGCTGACGATGCCGGGCGTTTCGACGAGGCTCAAAGGCTGAATAAACAGGCTGATAAAGCCGAAAGTTTGGCCGATGAACTTGGCTCATACGCCGAGGAGCTTCGCAAAAACCCGCCGGTCTCCATGCAACAGCGCCAGCAGCAGTTTGAGCAGGCGCGCAAGCAATGGACCATGGAAGCGTGCAATGCGTTTCCTGACCTCGCCAAAAACGGGAGCCGATTACAGCAGGTCGTGGCCCAGCATCTGGATGCGATGGCCAAACAGGACCCGCAGTTATTGGTTCATCCGTCGTTGATCTATCACGTTGCCAGGCTGGCGGACGCGCAGACCAGGGTCGCCGACCTGCAATCTGTGGCCGCTCGTGTGCCGGTGTTGGAGAAGGAAGCGGAGTCGTTACGCGCGAGGATCAAGGAACTCGAAGCCGAGACGACTCCGGCTGGAAATGGCGGCGTATCACGCCTGGGCGAACCTGCCCGGGATGATTATGCGTCGTTGCGACAGTCGGCGGCGGAGCTTGGCCACGAGCGGTGGTGAATCGTTCGTGCTCTCAGTCTTCGAGGACGAGGACGGGGACGAGGACGAGAATGAAATCTTAGCGCGTTAGAAAGGCAAATAGTTATGGCATTTCAAACAACACAGACGGACGGGTTTTCAAATAGAGTCCTGTCCTTTTACAACAAGCAGCTCCTTCAGGCGATTCAACTGAATCTTCGCCTGAGCAATTACGCGCGGCAGCAGGCCGTGCCAAAATCAACCGGGTTTAATGGTATCCGCTTCTTCCGTCCCCGGCGCGCTTCACGCACCGGCGTGGGCGCCCTCACGGAAGGCACCGTGCCGACAAACCTCAACGACGTCAATGTGGGTTACATTGACATCAAACTCGCCCAGCGCGGTTCGCTGGCGAAAATCTCGGACATCGTCACCGCCACGGACTTGCTCGACACCCTGGACGTGTACAGCAAGACGCTCGGGGCGGACGCGGCCCTGGACCTGGAATCGGTGAACTGGCACGCGATTTGTTCGCTGGCCGGCACTGCCGATGCCGATGGCACCGCGAACCCGATCCCGGCCGGCCAGAAGACGTTGAACGGCAGCAATACCATGTTCGAGCGTTTCTCCGGCGTGACCAACACCCTGAATAGCGCGAACGATTACAACACGTTCCGGGCCAATACGGTTGCCAATGGCGTCATTTCGCGCGCCGCGCATTTGGGTTGCATGACGCAGCTCAAGATCAATGGCGTGCCGATGGTGGGCGGCAAATACGTTTGCATCATTCCTTCGCCGGTCCTCATGGATATGCGCAAGGACACCACCTGGACGAATACCGCCCAGTTCAATCCCGATCAACTCCTCTGGAAATGGGCGCAGTTTGAATTGGATGGCGCCGTGTTTGTGGAAGCCATGCGGCCGGACCTGCTGTTCATTGAGGACGCTTCACAGGCGGCGAATGTGGGTTACGGCGTTCATGCGCCGGCGGCGGCCAATACGGCGAGCGCTTCGGACGCGGGCGCGATCTATTCCACGCTCTACCTGGGCGAGGACGCCTTTGGCATTCCGAAAATGGTCGGGGACGCCGGCAGCGACCCGGCCACGCCGAGTCTTAAGATCGTGAAGAACCCCGATAGCGGCAACCCGCTCGGCCAGTTCATCTTCGTGGGCTGGAAAGCGTTCTACATGAGCGCGCTGCTGTGGACGAGTGAAACCACGGACATTCCGCACGTGGTGCAGCTCAGAACACGCACGACGTTCTTCTAAGCAACAGAAATCCTCCTCGTCCTCGTCGTCGTCCTCGTCCTCGAATTTGAGACCGGAATGAAGATGAGGCGAGGAGGAGACTAAAAAGTTAAATGGGAAAATATTAGAAACCACGAAATACACAAAGTACACGAAAGCAAATAAACGGATTTTCACTTTTTCGTGTGATTCGTGAGTTTCGTGGTGAAGAAACCAAAAACAAAACCTATGAAACATAAAACGAATGCAGGACCGGGATTGATCGTGGCGCTTGGCGCACCCGCAGACGATGCGGGCAAAATGGATTCCGCAATCCGCAATCCACAATCCGCAATGGGCAACATGGACACCGTGCCACTCACGATGCTCTCGATGCCGGATGATCAGGAACAGATGCAGCCGCCCGAAGTTGGCGACGTGGTGAATTACCAGGTCACCGGCAAGGTCGTGGCGATAGAAGGCGGTTACGCAAAGGTGCAGCGGCAGAGCATCAATGGCCAGGAACTGCCGGACGCGGAGCCTGACGAAACGAACGGCGGCAATGATAATCCCCAAAATGCCAATGCCCCGGCGGATGGTGATGACGGGCAATCACTCAGGAATGACGCGGCGGGAATTGGGATGCTGTCCTAGTTGAGCACCGAACATCGAACATCGAACGCCGAACACTGAACACCGAACTGAAAAGTTATGAACAAAGTTAGAGGAATCAGACTGGTTGGGGTGATTGGATTGGTCTTGGCCCTGGATGCGCATGGACAGGTTGGCCCGTATGTCTATAACGGTGGGGTGCCGGTTACCCCGCCGACATACGCCACCACACAGACCGCGGGGATGGCGACGAATGCGGTGAACCTTGGGAATAATCCTCCGTTCTCGTATTCGAATCCGTATCAGCAGGTCGGCTGGATGAGTTGGATGAATGACGAAACCCTACTTTCGTTCACAAACGCAGCGTTACGCGTTGGTTACATAGCCGGACCTAATGGAGCGGAGAACGTAAGACCGGTGTTTGGAAATTTCTATCTTAACCCCGCCGGCAATGGCATCCCTTTTGCGAACAGCGTCGTTTGGAATGTACAAGCATCGGTGGAATATCCAAGTAATACGTTTTACGTCTGCACTCAAGGCGGCAACAGCAATATGCTGATGCAGGTGGGACAGTTGCTAATACCGGACGAGACGTTCAATTTCATACCGCCCGGCTCCAACTATTGGGTTCGCGCATACGTATGGGTTAACACCGGGACCCCGCAGAACTTTCCGGGTGGCTACATAACAGAGCAGACATCGGCGAAATATCCTCAACAATATGAATGGTATAAACCAAATTGCGCCAATGACATTACGTTTGGCGGCGCCACGAACGCGAACTATGGCTATGCGTTCAGCCCGGTAGCGTTGATCGGTTCGGCCCAAAGCGCCGTCCCGGCGATAGGAATATTAGGGACTTCCATATATCCCGCACCCGACGCGGCCCACGCTGGGGTTAACTATCACGAGGGAATGTGGCTCGACGGCCTCCTGGGAACACTTCCATTCATCATGGGCGCTCAAGGGGGCTCCACGATTGAGAATTATGAAAATAACGGGAACGAAGCTCTCACACTCACGAAATTCTGCCGGAACATCGTCTTGCCTGATGCCGTGAATGACATCAACAATGGCGAGAGTTATAGCCAAATAACGAACGCATATTATAGCGTCGTCGCGGAATATTCGGGACGCGGTAATCGTTTATGGCTTCCAACTCCAACGCCTATTTCCACGTCAAATAATGGATGGACGAATGACGCAGGACAGACACCGGTTGATTTCCAAGTTACCACACAACTCGTGGCGTGGATAAGGACGGGACCCCTCGGCTGCAATGTCCTCGACGTAAGGTCATGTTGCGAAAGTCCAGCGGTGGCAGGCGTATGGGCCGGCTTGGGAACTAATCAGATTTCTTTGGATGGGTTACATCCCTATGGCGTCGAGATCACAACCAACCTAGTGCGGGCGGTCACAAATTACATCCCCGAGTTTGAGCAGCCATGACCCTAAACCGCATTAGCTTCGGCATCACACCGATCGCAAACCGCGTAATCCTCGGATTTCGCTACGGTCGCAGGCTCTTTTCCGCACATGTCGCAAAGCTTGTGATGAGGCGGGGGCGGAAACAGGAAGTCGTAGATCGCTCGAAGGAATTTCATCACAGCGCCACTATACCCGCTTCATTCTAATTCTACAAGCCATGAGCACACCAGAAACTATTAACCGGACCGACTTGGGCGCCGCGCCTTCGCGAAAAGGCCTCCGCCGTAGCGCCACGACTTCAACCATTCGCGCCAAATTAGGCGCAACAGACGACCTATTTTCCTCATCACATTTACCTCTGAGCCAGCATGACCAGGACGAGAAGGCCGACCGATATGATTATTCCAATCGCCGAAACGATGATGGTTGTTTTGGTTTGAGTGCTCGGGACCTGCATTTAATTGCAATCTGCCACAACTGTTAAGAAACGCAACTTCGATCCATTAGCATGAAAAATATTAATTGGAACAAGCTCTACAGCGTCACCGCCGTCGCTGCGGTCGCTTGTGCGGCTATCGGATGGACCTTCACGAGGGCCAGCACGTATGCGGCCTTGCCGGATCAGGTCAGCGATCATGAACGGCGGATAGCGAGTCTGGAAGCGCAGAGCGCGACGAATTCCGTGCGGCTGGATGATCGGCTGCGGGACATTGACCGGGACCTTCGAGTGATTTTCAAGCGGCTGTAACGCACAGGCAGGTTTTAGCCTTCGAGCATTTGTTTGACGCGAACTTGCGGCGCGGAATCAGGTATTCGGTTCTGGATCTGATGCGTTACGCGTTGAACATTCCCTCCCGGGATGAAATGCACACGTTTTGCTCGCGGTATGTGCTGCATTGTTGCCACGCGATTTTGCATGAATGTCAAATGCCTCTGGTCCGGCTCCCGGACGGCGATTGGGCGAGCCCGAGGGATTTGCTGATAAGCCCACGGCTGATTCCGTCCGATTTTTCGCGCGAGATTGCAAGTGGCGCTGCCACCGAAGTACGCGAAGGGAAATTGAAAATGGGAAACATCGGACATCGAACACTGAACATCGAACACAGATGAAACACGGATTTAATATATTGCCGGCACCGCCGCTAACTGAGTGCCCTGAGAGGGCACAGGATATTAGCCAGGGGTCGAGCGCGAGTCCGCGAGCGCGACCACCCCTGGTAATACAGACAAAAATGTCGCCGCTAACTGTGAAACTGCACGAAGTGCAATTCTGATCTGCGGCCTCTTCAATTCAAGAATTATGAGCGACGACATCAAAATAAAAAAATCCCACGAAGGGCGGTTGACCGCAAGAGCTGAAGCCGCCGGTTATGGCGACAGCCTGGAATACGCGAAACATGTGCTGGCGCACAAAGACGTTTACCGGCCCGAGACGGTCAGGCAGGCGCAGTTTGCGGTGAACGCGAGCAAGTGGAAGCGAAAATAGAAGATGGAAGATGGGAGTGTTGCCCGGAAGTCTATCTTCGATCCTCAATCCTCCATCCTCGCTTAAATACTATGCCAATCTACGAATATGTGCATCGGCTAACCGGTGAGCGCATCGAGATGTTTCGCCGCTCTTTTCGGGAGAAATACAACTGCCCGGCGAATTTGATGCCGGTCGTTAGCCTTCCGGGGCGGCCGCGAATCGGAAAAGCGGGCCTGCGGGACCCGGCGCACGCTGACGAATCAATCCCGCGCGCATTCAAGGAATGTGAACAGAGAATCGGGACGTCGGAGACGTGCCGGCTGAGCGGGTTTACGCATAAACAAATCAGGAGAGCCTGGAATTTCTAATTATTTAACCACAAAGAACGCAAAGAATACAAAGATGAAATACAGGTTTAAAACGTTGTCGGCGACTTGCCACGTCGTAGCTTCTGAACGAAGGCGGGAGCTGCTGGAGACCGCGGTGCGAACCACTGCCGCCGAAGCCCGTAGGGCTGACATATTTGTAGAAAACGGAATCCAAATAAATAATAAGCTCCATCAGGAGCGGCATAGTCGGCTTTCCCGCCGGACCCTGACGATCACGGTACGAATTTAAGCCACAGATGAACACAGATGAAACATAGATTTGAAAACATGCCGCCGCAGGCCGCTACAGATCGGTTAGCTTCGATTGAACCAACCAACGAGCCATGCTCCGGCAAAAATCTGAATCGCGGAGCCGATCAAATAGGCGGCGGAAGAGTTTGTGCCCACGCAAGAAAAGAATACCGGAACGAGCATCATCGCGAATGTTCCCATTTGCACAATAAGGGTGAGGCCCATCGCAACAACTGCGACAACAAACGCTTGCTTCTTTTCGGGGCATCTTTTCCGACAGACCATGAACGTAAGGAGAGAGAAACAAACAGCCAAAAACCAGTTGGCCGGCGTGTACATAATTATAATTTGATGACCATACGGAATAACGCGATCGGGATGAAGATGGTCAAATATTATGAGACATGTTCTACCCACGGCAAAATAGATTCCCGTATTAATCAGGAATATCCCGAGGATGCATTTAGCTACAAGGCGGACGGCCGGATTTGCGGGCGCCTTCATTTTGCGGGGAGGCGGAGGCGCTTCCTCTTCAAGGGGAGTCTTATCGATCAAACACTCTGTGGCCTCGTCCGGGTACTCTGCGCCGCAATACGAACATTTTTTCACGGTCCGGTTTAGTCCTGACAGGTTTTAATAAAATTACGAAAAACAATGGCGATGAGCACAATACCGACCGCAGCCAACGCCAAAAACCAACGAGCCCAAATTACGACAAGCAAGGCCCGAAGACAATCAATCACAAACCACGCAATCGCGAGAATTTCATTTATGGTCATGAGCCAAACGAAAGATATTGTCAGTAGCAGTAAAGGAGCAAGTTTATTTGAAGAGCCCATACCACCGGCCAAATCAGAGGCTCCTGACGTCGTCTGCTACAAAGATCGTGACGGTAGGCGGCGAGGCATCGAAAATGGTGCTACCACCGAGACTCTAACTAAATCACCGGGAAACGCTATTCGTCGGCTCGTCACCATCATATATATGATTGTAGTCAATGCCGCGGTCGTAGTCATGCCTGCCCACACCAAGAACCCTGTGAACCTTGTAGATCGGATAGTAAAAGTAATAGAGAGCCCATTCCTCCCGTTCTGTTTCGTTGCCGCCCCGGAGGTAAACCCAATACGCCAAATTTCCCGCCGGGCCTCGGTGGGCATAAAAAGCAAAATAGCTACCAACGTACAAAAAACTCAGAAACACACTGGCGACCAATACTCGTTGTTTCAGCGTCATATCGCGACAATTTGAACCCTATTCATGAATCCGACCAAGGCTAATTTGAAGAATTTATCGGCGTCAAGCGGCCCATCCATTCCGCAATCCGCATTCCGCATTCCGCAATCGCCCCCGGCGCTGCCGCTGCAAACCGCTCCATCTTCTATCCTCCATCTTCCATCTTCGCAGCGCATTGACGCCCTCCAGGCCGCCATTGAGCGGATGCAGCAGGCCGAACTGCCGCTGACCCATCGCTTCACTCCCGGCATGTATATCCGCACCATCTTCATGCCCGCCGGCGCGCTGGTCATCAGCAAGATTCATCGCACGCAGCATCCATTTGTAGTCACCAAGGGGCGGTGCCTTGTTTGGGACCCGATGGCAGGTGGCGCTGCCACAATCAGAGCCGGGCATATTGGCATTACAATGCCTGGAACGCGCCGCGTCATATATATATTTGAAGACACCGAGTGGACGACCTTCCACGCCACCGACAAAACCACGCCCGAAGCTGTCGAAGCCGATATCATCGAACCGCACGATTTCGACCGGGAAGAAGCTTTGAAGGGCATTTTAGATTTCCGATTTGCGATTTGCGATTTGAACCACGAATTGCGGGCGACCGCCGATGGCCGATCAATCGCAAATTTAAAATCAAAAATTGAAAATTAATTTATGAGCTTCGCCACCACAGCCACAGTCATCGGAGTCGTCGGCGCCGTTGGCGGCCTGGCCGAAACCGGCTATGCCCTCGCTGGCGGCAATCAACCTCAGTATCCAAACGAAGCCGCATCATCCGCCCAAATGGCGCAGACGAACGCAGCGCTATTGCCCATCCAACGCGGCATGGCCGCCGCGGCGCAAACCGGCGGCTCTTACACGTTCAACCTGCCCCAGGGCGCATCGGCTTCGAGCCTGGGAATCCAGAACATAGGCGGTGGTTGGTATGATGGGAATGGGAAGCTGGTTTCGACGGATCCAAACTACGCAGCATGGTTCGGACAAGGGAATCCCGGTGGCAGCGGCGCAAATCGTGGTAGGGCGGAAGTGCCCTTCCGCCAGGGTCTGACATGGCGCCCCGGAACCGCAACCATCAACGGCGTCCCCATCAAACAAAACGGCGACGGCTCCTACACAATCGATTTCAATGGATTCAGCGCCGCCCAGGCCGCCGCCGCCGAAGCACAACAAAACGCCGCCAGCCAACTCGCATTGGAACAGCAATACGACCCGAAATTTATCGCCCAGGCATTGCAACAAGAACAACAGGCCGACCCACAGAGCGTGGCGGCTCGTGCGGAAATGGGAAATCTAATTCAACAGCAGGCCAATGCTCCGCTCAACGAGCCCGTCTCGACCATGCTCAATTCGCAAATTCAGGATGCGCTCAACGCCGCGCAAAATAATTCGCTCACGCCGACTGATACTGCGCGGCTCAATGCGGCGGTCTCGGATGCTTTGGGGTCCAGAGGGAATGGTAGGGCGGAAGTGCCCTTCCGCCAGGGCGTCGGGGAACTTTTAACCAGTGGTTTTCCGGGGGAACAACGGCAATCGCAGGCGGCGCAATCCGCCCTGGGTTTTCTCGCCAGCGGTTCCGATCCCGAAGACATTGCATATCGCCGCACGCAACAGAACCTTGCCAACCTCGCCGCCGAAGCCAATGGCCAGACGCCCAGCAGCCAATTCGCCTCACTGAGCGGCGCCTCTTCGGGGCCTGCACAATTGGCCCAGGGTCCTACCCTGCCCCTCATGTCCGACAACGGCGCAGCCGCCCAACAAATCGGCCTGCAAAATTGGGAAACGCAGATGCAAAACGCCAATAACCAGGTGAATCCGTGGATGGCGGGGATATCGAGCATGTTGCAATTGGGCAGCGCGTTGACGCCAAGGCCGTCTATCGCCACGCCAACGCTCTTAACCCCGCAAAATCCAGCCTCGTAGGAGACGACGTGAGGAGACTCTGACTTAAATCCCTGCAATGCGATGAATGCCATGGGTGAATTTACGAATTACGAATTACGATTTACGCGGCGCAGCCCCTATCTCCGTAGCAGCCGACGTGAGGAGGCTCTAATTAAAACTGAATCACTACGAACGTCCGGATCGCTGGTTCAGTCAGAGACTCCTCACGTCGTCTCCTACAAAGATCATGAGCGTAGGAGTCGAGGTCACGAGACTCTGACTAAAAACCCGGTGGCCCCGGTGCAAACCGGTCAAAATTGCTCTGATAATGGGCTGGGTTTTTCCGGGCGCAACAGGTTCGGGCTCTTGCGTGCGGGTCTGGGCGGAATCTTCAGTTCCCGCTCAATCCTCATAACTCTTTCCAGGAGGTCCAGGTTTTGCAGATCGATTTCCTCGATGGCAGATGAATTTTCGATCGACGTCGAGTCAGTTCGCTCAAGTAAAGCCCGGACTTCTCCAACTTTCTGCTCGAGCGCTGCCAATCTCAGTTCGAATGGTGAGAAGAAATGGCGGATTTCATCGAGCTGTTCCCGGATTGAATCAAGGTTGTCTTTCATTCAAGGGTTTAAGAGTTTTGTTAGCCCGCCCCCGCCGTTTCATGGTTTCAGTCTGGTTTGTGGTTTTAGTGTCATCCGAAGTTTTTCCAATGTCAAACATTAATTTTGCTTTTAATGCCCGCACAACACGGCGTCATAACACTGCCATGAATGCCACGAGTGAACTTGATTGCCATGAATACTTTGGGGGATGTAGCGCAGGTTTCCAAACCTGCTGTATCGCCGATTTCCAATTCGGCCAATCGTACGACGTCGAGCGCCCGGCGGGTTTGGAAACCTGCGACACAGCGGACTTGGCAGTCCGCGCTGTGTGCACGCGGCGGCGCATCTATCCCGGATCCAGGCCGGAAATTCTCTTTGCGCTTTTTGCGCTCTCTGCGGTTGAAAAAATTCCGGTTGTTTACGCCCCGGGTTTTTGCGGGGGGAGAATTTCCGGGCTTTGTTTGTCCTCGCGCGCCGGAGATGGGCCAGGGCCTGGGCTTGGGGTCGCGCTTTTGCGCACCATCAGCTGTTTCGGGGGAATCTTCAGTAACATTTCGACCAGGTTAACTCTTTCCAGGAGATCCAGAATTTTCAGCCCTTGCTCCTCAAGCCCGGATTCGACCCGTCCAACTCTTTGCTCGAATAAAACCCGGCTTTTAGCGATTCGCTCGTCAAGGATTGCCAACTTCAGGTCGAACGGCGCAAGAAAATTGCGAATCTCGTGGATCTGCCTCCGTATTTCTTCAAACGTGTTTTGCATTTTAATTTACAAAAACGATTCCACCGCTCCCAACTCCTTGTTTGGATGTATCGCTCGATGAAAAATTTATTTTGAAGCATTTGAAATGTCAAACTTTATTTTCAGACCATGCAATTCGCAATCCCGTAGCGCGGGCGTCCCGCCTGCGAGTGACGGTACCGTCCCGGTGCGTGTTCCTCGACTGGCGGCGAGACGCCGCCGCCACTCGCAGCCGAGACGGCCGCGCTACGTGCGCAATGCATCAATCCATTCATCCATTCATCCAACAGACCAATCTCATAATTTCGAGGACGAGGACGAGGACGATTTCAAAACAAAAACAACAACAATCCTATGAACATCCGAAGCGCCGAATTACTGAACCAATCACTCCAAAACGCCGCCGACAACATCTACCGCAATCGCGCCCTCGCGGCATCCATGCAGGAGGAAGCGCAACGCAATGCCGTCGAGCAATCCTTCCGCAATGCCATGATGCAGCACTACGCCAACATCGAGCAAAAACAGGCCGAAGCCGCCGGCTTGCAGGAACAACGACTCGAGAACGAAGACAACGCCGTCGAAAAAAAATACGGCGTCATGCAGGCCATCCAGGACGGCAAAGACGCCCAGCAACAAATCATGCAGGGACTGCAAGGGCTGTCGCTGGACCAAAAACTGTCCCCGGCGCAAAAAACGCAGTATCTGCGGCAGTCCATTGACTCCATGCAGCCCCCGGCCAAGACCGCATTTTTACAAAATCCACAGATTAACGCCCTCTACCAGGGCCAGGGCAACTGGGACGCCGTGGCGAATCTCGTAAAACAACATCAGGCCGCCACGTCTGCACGCGCAAACGGCATCGGCCCTAAATTATCCATTGCCGGCGACAACGCCGAATTTGACCGGGAAGCAAACCAGGCGCCCCAGCAAATCGCCAGCGCCATCGCCCAGGCCGACCCAAACGTGCCCAAGGACGCCGACACCGGAAAGCCCGTCCTGCCCGTCACGGTAAATCCTCGGGACGCCCAGCGCATGGGCCTGCTCGCCGGCAAACTCGCGGCCGCCGGGGTGCCCGGACCCATCCCCACGGCTGCCGGCCTCACCTTCGGCACAAACGCAACCGTGCAACCGAACATCACACCCGGATCAAGCCCGGGAAACAACACGACAAATTCGTTCACCCTCGCCCCCGGCGGAATCAGCCAGGACGCTTTGGCGAATGTGCAAAATAGCCCGGGCGGACCGGCTATTCTGAATTCGTTTGGCCTTAACCAATCGTCGTCGTCCTCGCCCTCGTCCTCGCAATCCAACGGGGCTGTACGTGTGCGGCGACCCGACGGCTCAACAACCACAATCCCTGCAGCCCGCCTAAAAGCCGCTCTTCAGTACGGCTACAAACAAATAACGCAGTAGGCATCCGTCCCATTGAGCCCAACAATAACGATCCCAAACATAAGGTAGGGCGGTGCTCCCGCGCCGCCCAAATCAAGAAATCAACGACTCACAACTAACCATCATGAACCTCCAAAAAGCACAAAACGCAATCGAACAAATACTCAAAAACGAAGCCGCAGCCGACCGCGAAGACGAATGGCTTTACAACTTTGACAAAGCCACAGGCTCGCCCACCGCTCTGGCAGGCATAACCGTTCCACCGTGCGAACCCATCATCGGCAACTGGCTCAAACAGGGCGACCTCGGCTTCATCTGCGGTCCCCGTGGCCTCGGCAAAACCTGGCTCGCCATGCTTCTCGCGCGCAGGTGCGCCGAAGGCGTAACCATGGGCGAATGGCATGTCCCAAATCCTCGCCGCATCCTTTACGTGGACGGCGAAATGTCCATGGACGCCATCCGCGAACGCGACAACGCCCTGTCTGCCGCGCCTTCAGACGGCATTTTCTATCTGCAGCACGAAGCCTTGTTCCAACTCACCGGCAAAGTCCTCAACCTCACCGAGCCCGAAGCGCAGTCCGCCCTCCTGAAAAAATGCATCCGCGACCGAATCGAAATGCTGCTCCTCGACAATCTCTCATGCCTGTTCCCGGGAGTGCGCGAAAATGACGCCGACGCCTGGAACCTTGTCCTCCCCTGGCTCTTGGAACTTCGCCGCCACAGAATCACGGTCATATTCATCGCCCACTGCGGCCGCAACGGACTCATGCGTGGAACGTCCCGGCGCGAAGATGCGGCGTTTTGGATTATCAACCTCTCCGAACTCAAAGAAGTAGCCGAAGATCAACACGGCGCAAAATTCGTGGCGAAATTCGTAAAAAACCGCAATGCAACCGACGCCGACTGTCCGCCGATGGAATGGCGGTTCATGAGATCCGCGGGCGACGAAAAAGCAAACGTGACCTGGAAAATAATCACCGGGCCGCAACTCTTCCGCAAATGCATCGAGGACGGCCTCAGCACCGCCTCCGACATCGCCCCCGAAATGTCTATCTCCCGCGGCCAGGCCTCCAAATACGCAACCAGGGCCATAAAAGAAGGCTGGCTCAAGAAAAAAGGCCGCACGTACGTCCTCGCCTCCGAACAAAAGAGCCCAAACATCCTCAAAGACAAACCCCAACTCTCAATTCTTTCCAAAGAAAAACCCAAACTATCAATCCTGGCTGGCAGCAACGCCGCGTAACCCGTGGTAGGGCGGACCTCCCGGTCCGCCATCCCCCGATCCGTCCAATACGCCAGATACGCCAGATAAATCCACAACACTTTATGCAAACCGAACCCCCCACTCCGCCCAATCCAGACCCCAACCCCCAACCAAAAATCACCACCGCCCTCATCGACCGCGTCTCCGAACGCCTCGCCATGGGCTTGCCCCTAAAAATGGCTCTCGCCGGCGAAAAAGTGACCCGCGCCGAGTACAAGGACTATCTGTCCAAATTCCCTGAACTGCAGGACCTGCAGGAATTGGCAAAGCGAAAAGTCTTGGAAAGTGCCTTTAGCGTCATGCTCGAAGGCGAACAAGCCGCCGCCAACTGGCGCTGGCTAATCGAACTCATTTATAAAGACGTCCTCGGCAACCAGGACGACGAATCCCCGAAACAAAAACAAACCATCCTCGGAATCCCCGAGGAAATCATCGAACAAATGCGCGAAAACGCCAAACGCCTCTAATCGGCATTCGGTAGGGCGGAAGTGCCCTTCCGCCCAAACTAGAAACCATCAAAACCACTGGAACCGGTGACTGCCGACCATTTCCCGAATGAACTAAAGCGTCCGCCTGCTGTTCCCTCTCCGCTCCTATGGCGGCCCCGGTGCAAACCGGTGGGTGGGGAGAGGGTCAGGGTGAGGTGAGGGTTCGTGCGGAGACGTAAAGGCCCATTCATTTCGCACTCCGCATCCCGCACTCCATCAATCCATCAATCCACCAATCCATTTATCCATTAATCCCATGAACCCATCACTTCCTAACTTAACCATGCCTGACGTCTTCGCCGAGAAGGTCCTCAACATGCAACTGTATCCGAAGCAGCAGGAGGTCCTTCGCGCGCTTTGGAAGCCTGGCGCGAACGTTTCCTTCCGCTCGTGCAATGAAGGCGGCAAAACCAAACGCGTCATCTGTGCGGCAATCATGTGGCATCTCGCGAATTTCCCGCGCAGCCCCGTCATCACCACCAGCGGCTCCTATCGCCAAATAAAAGACCAGCTCCTGCCCTCCCTTCACGTCTATCAATCCCTCTTCCCGGGCTGGACATTTCTGCGCACCCCGCGCATCGAAACGCCAAATGCCAATTGCTTTTGGGAAGGGTTCTCGACCGATGAAGCCGGCAAATTCGAAGGCCACCACGCCGGCGGCCCCGATGAACCCCTCCTCATCATCGTGGACGAAGCCAAAACGGTGAAGGACGACATCTTCGAGGCCATCGAACGTTGCAAGCCCACGCGCCTCCTAATCGCCAGTTCGCCCGGCTATGCCGAAGGCGAGTTTTATCGCAGCCAAACCACACGCGCGAAGTATTACCAGACCTATGTCCAGCGCGCCACGGAATGCCCGCATTGGCAGCAGGCGGAAATGGACCGTGTGCGCGACAAATGGGGCGAAGGCCATCCGTTGTATCGTTCCATGGTCATGGCCGAGTTCATGGAATCGGTGGCTAACGCAGTCGTCGAATTGAAATCGGTCGAAGATCTGATGGCGAATTCTCCAATCGCGCGAAGGGCAGGCCGTGACCCAGCTCAGTATAAAGCGTTCTGCGATTTCGCCTGGAGCAATGATGGTGATGAAAATGTGCTCGCCCTGCGCGACGGCAACGTCATCACCATCGAGGAAGCCTTCCGCGCCGACAATCTCACGGCGGTCGCCGGAAAATTCGTCGCGGCTTTCAATCGGCTCGGCCTAAAGGCCTGGCAAATAGACGGCGACGAAGGCGGCGGCGGCAAACTCATCTGCGATAAATTGCAGGAGATGGGCTGGCGCATCAATCGCGTCAACAACGGCGCAGCGCCGAGGTATTGCCGGCATTACGCGAATCTTGCCGCCGAAATGTGGTACGAAGGCGCAAAAAAAATTGCCAACCGCGAAATCATCCTGTCTGACGACAACGAACTGCGCGCGCAGATGCTGGACCGCAAAAGCGTCCCCGATGCAGCGGGCAGGCTCGCCGTGGAAAGCAAAAGCGACATGAAAAAGCGCGGCGTAGGCAGTCCGGACCGCGCCGACGCCATCTTCGGCGCCATGACGCCGGTGCGCCGCATCCAATCATATAACCTGATAGACCGCACC